TTCTTTTGTTTCTCAAGAGCACTAACCACTTTACCGTCTTCATACCAACCACGGGCAGACCAACTACCTATAGCCACTGCCAATACGGCAGCGATAATAAAATACATTTTAAATTGTTTAAACATCTTTGTCCCCACTATTAACGTATAAACCAAAGAACGCTGCCGCAGCCCCTACAAAGACAGACACGAATGTTACGTGTTGATTCGTTGGTGCAACGAGCAGCATGAACCACTGTACGACTTCGTAGAACAGATAACCGTAACCAAGAATCATCATCCTAGGTACAATACGCCACTTATTGACTTTCTTGTATAAATCTTTCATGCTGCACCTTTCCCTACTATCCAGTTAGCTACTACAACAATGACACTACCTATACCCCCGACGGTGAATACTATCCCTGCCCAAAAAGATTTTTGGCTGTTAAGTTTACTGTCTACACCAGTTATAAGTGTTATCAAATCTTGTCTCAACAGCTCTTCCTTTGCAGCATGTTTACGGAATAGCACAAACAGCTCGTTAAGCTCCTGCCTATGTGTTTCTGTTTTTTGTGTGTTGATAGCGCCTTCACGCTCCACCTTTAGCATACGTTCTTCTATGTCCATTAGTCCATCCCTATGTCCGACATTAATCTTTGCCAAGGAAAACCTGCCCCAGGATCTGCTTTGCGGTGAGGTGACACATCGCTATGTCTTTTTATTGTTTTTATAGGCCAATTATGCAGCCAGTCTTTTATTTGTGCAAGCCCAGCTTGGTATGCTTCCTCCGTAACGTAGTCGAGTTTCATAGCATCTAGGAAAGACTGATAGTCTTTATACACTCCAGGAACAAGGAACTCTATTCCTAAAGAGTTAACGTTATACTCTGCAGCGTGATACGCACCTTCCGTATCCAAGCGGCATCTGTAGTTAGTTCCTATGCTATCAACTAAAGAGTGTGCAGATAACGGAGGTTTATGATTAGCTAGAAACGGGACAGCGTGTTCGTTACCAATGTATTCTCCCATCGCGTGAACGATAATAGTATCCGGTAGCTGTATACCTAACTTGTCGCCTGCCGTTAGATGTGTGTGTATAGTGCTCATACTTTAAACTCTCCAGCAACCCATGAAACGCCAGACAGCGATAAGTTGCCACCTGAGTTTTGATAGTAACCAACTTTAAATTTGTCACCTGGAATTACTCTAAGCCATGGTGAGTTGATAGCTAATGTTGCTTGGATGGCTGCTGCCTCCTGAGTATTTGTAATATCCATGTTGCTATTATTAGGATCCATATTTGTGTCGATGCCAAACTTAACCAGTCGGAGTGTTCTAATTCCTGTTGGATTAGATTCTAAGTTTGCTGAACATTGTACGCGCATCCAGTTGTATCCTGGTGGCACAATAATGAATTCATTATCACTTATTGCATTTGCAGAGTCATGATTTGCATTTAAGTAAGGGTATGTATAACCCCCTGTTGTTGTTGTGCCGCTGTATCCAGAAAGAAAGTGTGCGTGTGGTAATCCTTCAGCCTTTCTTTGTGGTATGTAATTTTTTTGTTTAGCAAGTGTTTTGACTGGCTGTATTGTACCACTGTTGTATATTGAAGATAGCTCTGCTGCTTTGTCCTTATCCCAGCATGAAATCTCAGACAGCTTTGCACCTGATGCTTCTTGATTGAAAAGTCCTTCATAATACTTTAGGCTGTGCCAACGCACCAATGAATTCTCATCGTCAACTAATGAGTAATCACCAAACAGTATTTGATTAACCGCTGATGCAGTGGTGCTCTTGCCGAGTCCATTGCCAACTAATTTTCCATCAAGGTAAAGCCAATAGTCACTGCCTTTACTGCACAATAAAAACCTGCTTTTCTTTTTAAAGTCATGTGCAATAATATTGCTCGTTCCTTGAACAGTCACATAACGCTCTGTGAATTCCAAAACAAGTCTTTTTGTGCCGTCTTGAATTTCTATGTGAACACTATTGTTTCCAACAACAGGAACGCCCTCGGGGATTTCTATTTCACCTGCAACAGCCCACCCAGTGGCATTGTTAAGTGTGGTTGTCTTTGTATAGTACCCGCGATCAGCTATTGCAAATCCTAGTAAGTATTGGTGAAGGGTGCCATTGTGAATCTTCATTACTGTCGATTCTGTTTGGTCGCCAGTATAAGTCCAACCAACTGTTGACGGCAAAACTGTCATGTCTAAGTCTTGTGTCCATGTTGGCGCAAGTGCAAAGCCCCCACCAATGTTTGTTGTTGCATTGTCAACAAACGCAGCTTTAGATATGTCAAAAGATTGTGCTGTCAACTCAGTTCCTTCACTTACTCCATCAACATACAACTTAAGGTAATCCGCCCCACCATTAACAGCAACGTAACCGACGGAGACAATATGATTGCCTGTAGATATATCCGTTGTTCCAGTTATTGTGTGCTTGGTTTCATCATCTTCATAAAGGTCAACTTGTGCAAAGCCACTTGTTACATTACATCTTAAAACAAGTCTGTTGCTATCTAGTGCTGATCCTGAATCAAAAAATGTTTTGTCCTTGCTCCACCCTGTACCACTTAAATTGATCATGCCTTTCTGGTGATTTAAAAATACTTCGTCACTTACAGCAATTGGCGATAGAGTAGGATTGTTGCCTTCATAACAGTGTATTGCACCATCGAAGTTTGTTAACCCTGCTTGAAGTGGACTTTTTGATGTTGTCTCGACTAAGAAGCATATATGCAAGTTGAGTGTCCCAAGCGCACCTACAGTTGTTTCACTGGTAGCAGCCTCCCCATCTTGATAAAGCCCACCGCCAACAGTACGAACACCCCAGTAATTGGTTAAAGTTATTACTCCATCACCTAAAACAAAGTGATATTGTGTATTGGAAGTAAGGCTTGGTGGTGTTGGGAATTCAAAAAACACCCACTCACCTCTCTTATACGACAGAAGAGTTTCGGAAGTGTGTACAGTTGCCGTGCCGTTTGTTATTGGAGCATTTGGCAAGCCGGCAGCGTCATCATAAATTACAAGGTCTAGGTCAGTTGTTGGAGGACCAAATGCAGTTAAGTATAACCATATACCGTTACATGTATCACTCTCGTAAATCTGAAAACCTTGTGAGGCATAAGCCACGTCACCAAAAGTACCGTCCTCACCTACATTTTGATAACTAGATACTGTTGATGTTTCGATTCCTATGCCAGCAGCAATGTGGCCAATTCTACCGTCAGGCAATGGTGACATGCCGTGTGCCGTTATGGAGTCGTCTGCTTGTGTCTGTAACGAAATACTATTGTCTACATTAAGTTCAGCATAACCTTTTGAAGTGTCAGGGTGGATTAATTTTATCAGCCCACTTGATAAATCAACCGAGCTTGCATCAAGTGCCGCTATTGCTGCATCGATGTTTGCTTTGTATACTGCCGCGCTTTGTGTCGTGTAATCAGGTAATGCCATTTTAAACTCCTATTGCTTTCCAATCTATTGTACCAGCAACCGCTGTTCCAGTTGCATCAAATAATCTAACTGTAAATTGTGTTTCTGTTTTTGGGGACACAACAGCATTCACAGACGTTGTGCTTATAACTAAAATATCTAAGTAAGGCTTTAAGTGGAAAGGCAGTGGATACGTAACTACCGTTCCAGCTATGTCTACAGTTACGCCCTCCGCCTTTTGTGTCCATTCTAGCGCATCAATAATACGGGTGAACTCTGATATTATTGCAACACCTACGGCAGTTTCAACATGCACTCTTGCTTTCAAGTAACGGAAATTAGCATTACCAGGAGTCCAACGTTCGAAACCATCGTAAGCATCAGCTGCCAATCTGTAATCTATATCTAAGTGTGGTGTCGCAGAACCTACTGGATCTATAGGAACCAGAGCGGAAGTTATTACACTAGAAATTCTAGTTGTATCGTCAAACCCCTGATCGTATTCAGCCACCTCGTAGTAACAATCTGCAAAAGGATTAGGTACCGTTATATCGAAAGTATCCCAAGTATCAATGCTTGCAGCATCCTGGCTATCAGGAACAAGTTTACCTGTGTGATGGTATACCATGTTTGTAAGTGTGCCCACAAAAGCAGGGGCAAAAGATACAGAACTGATAACATCAAAGTCACTAGAGAATACAAGTGTAGACGAATCATAATTTGTGGAGTAGTTGCCTGTCGTATCTATGGCTTTTATCATAATAAGCCAAGTACCATCAGGAATATCAACTGTTGTTATGTTTGTTCCCTTTGTTACGGAATTTAATAACTCCCCATCAACCCACAAATTAGAACCTGTTGATTCTAGGTAACGTATTTCGTATCCGTTTAAATCTACATCTGCATTAGCGGTCCACTTTATAACTAACGCAGAACCGTTCTGATAGGCAGAGAAACCAGTAACATTGTTTGGAGGATTAGTTTTACCAAGCGCATCGTGGTTAGCAGAGTACAACCAATCCGAAGTATTTCCAACTCCATCAACAGAGCGTACTCTTACTTCATAAACTATGCCTGCTTCTACAGGGCTAATAAAAGTCTCTACTTCACCTACCACGTCCACGGAGTTAAGCCAAACGGTAGTTAAGGCTTTCTTATACTGTACGTGATAGCCGTTAATACGTGAATCTGTATCAGCTGTCCATGTTGCTTTTATTCTTGGCGTAACGGTACCGTCCGTGTTTAACAACAATTCATCCGTGCCGCTTGTTAATACCATTAGCGTAGGAGCAGGAAGTATATTAGCGTCTGCATCTTCTTCCGCAGCTTCTGCACCTATCACAAATACTACACGAGAGCCTCCATCGTATCCTGACAAAGTAGCGTTATCACAACCAACGCCAAGGTAATGCGGATACCATACTGGCGGACAGGAGAGACAAGCGAAATTAAATTGTGTCCAGGGGAAGGATAAATCCTGAAATCTAAGTGCTGGCGCAGAAACACGATTGGTTCCACCAGTTCTTGTACACCCGTAGTTAGCTATAATAGATGTTAAGTCTGGGAACGTTTGTCCATCCCCATCAATAGCAAAGTATACAGCACCTGGTGCGCCGCCTGCTCCACCACCCGCATAGTGTGGATACAAGTTTGTGTAAGAAGATGAAGACCAACTGCCCCAGCTATTGCTTCCACTTACAGTATGCGTGGTTGTTTTCTTTGGGGGTTGGTAGGAGCCAATCGCGCCAGCTGTACCTGATGTGTTTATGAACCCTGATGCACCAAAAGATGCCCCACGTGAAACAATAAATAAACCAGCACCACTATTACCGCCAGCACCACCCATAACCTGATGCCAACCATGCCGCCAAGCAAAGCCATATTTTAAACCTACGTTACCACCACTAGACCCTGCCGTTCCTTGTAAGTCTGTTGGTATTCCTTTCACTACAGAATCAGCGTAGTCTAATGTTAAGTTGGGCGCAGACGTATGGAAACCATTAGCTATATTTCCTGGCGTTGCTTTTATAAAGCCCTCGTCTACAGCGTTATCGTAACGCTCTCCACCACCAGAAACAGTAGGGCCCAGGAATCCTTTCGTGCCTGCATTATAAACAAAAGTATTATCTGTCGTTAATGCGCCACCACGCGTGTCGGGGTCTTCCTGGTTTAAATCGGATCTATCAACAGCACCTGTATGCCCTGTACCAATGCCCTGTATGTCGCCATTGATTGTTAGATGGCCTTTTACACGCAATTGGATATTCTTTGTTATGTCTAATGTAACACCTGTATCTATAACAAGATCGCCATCATGGTAGAATACTGAGTTTGTGTCTCCTTCCGTAATGCTTGCTAACGTTAAGTTTGTTCCACCAAGTATACTGCTCGATAGTTTTATATGTCCAACACCACCAATGTTTTCGTAGTCTGTATTGAAATCATACCCAGCACCAACAAATGTAGCAAGGTCTATCCCTTCGCTAGTATACCAAGCATCGCCTATAACACTTGCCGCCGCAGTGGAGGATACAGGACCTGCTGCCTGGGATGAAGCAAAGAGTTGTAAATTTACTTGTCCAGTAACCCAGTCGACAGACACTCTTTGTATCTCGAAAGATCTATCTAGCGTAGTGTTTGTCGCGTAGTCTTGCAAGCCATCTAACTTAACACGTACAACATCGCCAACCTCTAACATGTTAGCAGTAAGTAAACAGCGTACGGATAACCTTATAGGCGGTCCTGTGTAACGATCACGGAAAGAATTAAAACGTTCTCCTAATGTTTCTGCACTGTGTCTGCTGCCGTGTAAGCCACGGAACTTAAAGTATAAAGGATTAGACTCCCCATTAACTGCAATACTTCCAGCATCGTATAAAACATTATTGCGGGTGTATTTTTCTTTTAGCTCCGACCAGTTCCATTCAATTTCTATATGATTATGTATGTTGCTCATATCATATGTTAGAGCGGAGTGGCTTACAACATTATCCTCATCTAGCAAATAAACAAAACCTGAACTAGACAGTACACTAGCCATTCTACGCAAGCCTAATTCACCAGTACTGTATACGGGGCTGAACGCTCCCATAAGTAGAAGGACTTCTGTTTCTAGGAAACGTTTACCATCCTGCTTCTCTAATCCTTCGAAGCGTACTATGGCGCCAGCGTTGTCTGTAGTTGTATCGTATGTATCTATACCGTATTCCGTAAAGTCTGTTAAGCGCACAAGGGACGTATCTATTCCTAGATGCCAGTTAGTTGGCAATGTTCCTACGTCACCTATTAATACACCTGTAAGCAAGGCATACATTAGTTTAGGGGCAGGTAGTTCTAAGTACACATATTCTTTTACTTCTGTACGTCTTTCCTGCGACGCGGATACATCTACTTTGTGTTCTACTTCTTTGGTGTTTAACGCACCACGTGTACAACCAGTAAAGCTAACAGCATCTTTACCTGTTGCGCGTATGATCTCATCATCTATTTTAAAGTAGTGTACGGTAGTGGATGGTGCATCACTGTAAGAAGGACCATGCTCTAGAGACTCGAACCCTGATGTATTGGTCACGCTAATAGTTACATCGCCCACTGCGGCAGTAGCTGTCAGCGTAGTTTGCGCCAAATCGAAAACATCTTTACGAACTTGTCTTTGTACGTCATCGCATTTGAAGAAATATGTTTTATCTAAATAAGAAACATCTTCTACAATCTGTGTCTGCACCAAAACATAATCAGCCCAAACAAGACCTTTGTAACCCACGTACACGCGCACACGTTTACCACGTAAGCCATCGCCTAATTGCAGTTTATTATATTGTGTCGTAGTTACTTCTTCGTTTATATCTACTAACTGAAAGTCCACTGCTCCAATAGTCGATAGAGCTTTCTCTGGCGTCACTTTCTGGCTAGTACCAGTTAAGCCCTTGACTACTCCATCTATCGATAGAGCGCCACCAGGTAAAGCTGCGTCTACGTTAGATGTGGCGTACATTAAGCCCGTGCTTGCTGTGTCGAATGAAATCTCTATTACATAGTAAGGCTCTTTGCCCAGACTTGTATTTATGTTCTCAAAAGAAACATTATCTAATCCCATACGACTCTAACCTTGAAAGCCAACGTTGGTATAAGGGCAGTACCCATTCAAGCAAACGGACGCCTACCAACCATCACACAATTTACGGGATCTACTGGTACCGCTACACTCCCGTAAGGGTCGAATATAAATTGTGCTCCTGCTGCAACAGACGCAAGAAACTCTAACCAATAAGGCATCTCTGCGGCTGTGATAAAACCTGTTGTTACGTTCCAGTAATCTACCTGTCTGTGTAACAGTGTATCTTTTATGCCACTTAATGATTCTGACGTTCTAGTAACCACGTCAGTGCTTTGATCTAATACTGTGGGGTCTATCTCTATGTCCAAACTTGCACCAGGCTCGTGGTAGTAACCCACCATAGTCATGTTAGGTCCTGCGGGATCATCTGTAAACGCCGCATCTAATACAATTTTATTTGCGCCAGAAGGTAAAAGTACTTCGTACCAACCATCATCAATAGTCGTTCCTTGCAAGTAAACCCACTCGCCTACAGCCGTTCCAGCTAAGTCTGTCACAGTACTGTTTATAGAATTGTCAGAAGCAAGCAAAAATAAATCTGTACCGCCTAGACTGTATCCAGTAGGTACGTTTTTCTTTGTTGCTGTAAAGTTTATAGCTGTCATGCACTTAACTCCAATGCTTGTCTACTGTTTGAGCTGAATAAAACTTCGTCACCACGTTCCATTGCTTCGCTCATTTGTACAAACATATCTCCAACTTGATCACCACTAAATGTGTCTGTGGTATTTCCTACCAAGTTAAAAGTAGTAGTTGCTCCACTTCTATTACTACTAGGGCCATATGCGTCTGCATTAGGCGGCGGAGATATTGGCGAAGTGTTTGTAGGAGTTCCTATTTGGCTAGGCTTAACAATGTTTCCGCCCCCGCTGCCTCCTACGTTACGTAATTGAGCAGCACCTTTTAAAGCTGCGCCTACTGCTAAGGTTACGCCTAATGGGTACGGACTAACAGCGAGAGCATTCATAACCGCTTGCGCTGTACTAGCAATAATAGAAAGCCTTGCAAGGTCCTGCGTGGCTTTAGATTGCTTCTTACCGTTCTCAGACATCAGCGCGCCTAAGCCATCAAACAATCCTGCTATGGCACCTAGACTACGTTGAGCTATCTGTCTGCGTCCATCTGCTGCTTGCTGTGTTATTTTATTCTTCTGGTCTTCATGTTGTTGTTCTAATTGCAGTAATAACTCTTTACGACGAGCATCACTAATTAGTTCATCCTGGAATGAATTTTCAATTATAAACTGTCTATTTTGATAAGACAGCGCAAGTCTTTCTTCTTGTGAAAGTAAAGATGTTTCCAATGCTTCTAATTGTAACGCACCCTTGTCGCGTATAGCCTGCGTTTCTTTTTCAAACGCTATAGCCTGATCTTCTGCTAACTTCTTAGCGTTGTTTATTGCAGTTTCTTGGCGTTTAATAACGAGAGCTTCTTCTTCCTTCGCTCTAGCTATCTTAGTTTCGTTTATTTTAGCAATCTGCGCGGCAGCTTCTGTTTCAGCGTCCGCTACTTTCCAGATATCTTCAAATTTCTTTTCGTTGGAAATAGCTTCCTGCTTCCGTAATTCTAAAACAGCTTTAGCCTGTTGGAATTCGCCGGTTAAGAAAGACGCGGATGCCGCAGCATACGCACCTATAGAATTACCTATATCGTCTATAGTTAATATCGTAGTCTTAAGTATTTTTATAAGGTAAGAGGCACTTTGTACCACCGCTCTTAAGGCAGGGTCGAACACTTCTCCAAACTGTAAACCAGCCGATTCTGTTATTGAAGCAAGACGTTTTAAATCACCGTTTAAAGTATCGTTACGTACCTTAGCTTGATCATAGGCTGTACCTGTATCGCTTATCTGGCCTTTAAGTTTAGCAAAGCCATCTGCTTCTTTAATTAATAGTTCTGCCGCTGTAATACTTTCTTGGCCGAATAACTTTTTCTTTTCAGTAGCCGTTAATTCAGCCGCAGCTAAGTTCTTTAATGCCTGTTCCATACCAACGAGAGCAGGATTAAATTGATCGTTTGCCTGTGTACTTAGTTTAAGTATAACGCCACGTAAGCCTGTACCAGCTTCAGAACCTTTGATTGCACCTTTAGCAAGTAACTGAATAGAAGCATTTGTGTCTTCGAAGGATAGGCTTGCGTTTGCAGCAACAACACCAGCAAGTCTTAACGCTTGCGCGGTATCGTTTACTTCTGACGCGCCATACTTTGCGCCTGCAGCTAGTACGTTTACGAAACGTCCTGCTTGATCTGCATCTGCGCTGAATTGGTTTAATGCGGAACCTACTGCGTTTGCAGCGGTAACAAGAGATACGCAAGCGCCTCCGGATATAGCTACGCGTTCTCTTGTCACAGATGCAAGA